TGGTGTTTTTGATGTCATCACCCCTCCTTACAATCTTTATGAATTGGCAAGCTTTTATGATACAAACTTTGCTAACCATGCTGCTATTGATGCAAAGGTAGCCAACACGGTAGGTCTTGGATATAGGTTTGAGACTGCCCCAGACGTAGTTATTCGTATGGAAAACATGGAAAATCAAAGTGCCATGGATAAAGCCAGGAAAAGACTTGAGAGAATCAAGGGTGAGGCTATTGAGTGGATAGAAAGCCTAAACAGCGATGACAGTTTTCTTACAACGATGGAAAAAGTAAACTTAGATCTTGAATCAACAGGAAATGCCTACATAGAAGTAGGAAGAACCGTTACGGGTGAAGTGGGATATTTTGGACACATTCCTGCAACAACCATGAGGGTCAGAAGGATTAGAGATGGGTTTACACAAATAGTCAGTGGACAAGTAGTTTATTTCCGTAACTTTGGGGGAACTAATCCAAATCCAATTACTGAAGATCCAAGACCAAACGAAGTTATCCACCTAAAGGCATATTCCCCTTTGAATACTTTTTATGGCGTACCCGATATTCTTTCTGCTTATCTTTCTTTGAAGGGAGATCAGCTTGCTGCTCAATTTAATATTGACTACTTTGAAAATAAAGCAGTTCCAAGATACATTGTTGTTGTAAAGGGAGCAAAGCTTGATAGTGAGTCAGAGGATAGATTGTTTAGATTCTTGCAAACAGGTCTTAAGGGACAGAATCATAGAACTCTGTACGTCCCACTTCCTGCGGATCAAGATGGAAACAAGATTGAATTTACAATGGTTCCGATTGAAGCAAATGTTCAAGAAGCTTCTTTTGATAAATATCATCAAAAAAATCGTGACAACATTTTGATGGCACATCAGGTTCCTCTTTCAAAGTTGGGCGGTGTAGATGCAGGAGGTCTTGCAGCAGCATTGTCTCAAGATAGAACTTTTAAGGAACAAGTAACAAGACCAGCACAACGATATATTGAAAAAATGATTAATAAGGTTGTAAGAACAAAAACAGATTTGGTTAGTCTTAAGTTTAAGGAACTTACTCTTACTGATGAAGTTTCTCAATCTCAGATTCTGGAAAGATATCTCAAGACTCAAGTTATCACTCCAAACGAAGCGAGAGAACAACTTGGAATGCCTCATCGTCCAGATGGAGATGAAGTTTTTGAAATGACTCCAAGACAGGCAACTGATGCCCGTGCAGATCTTGCAGGGAACAGACAAAGAGACACAGAAAGAGCAAATAATGCATCTGATAGTGTTGCTACAACCACTGGAAGAAACCCTGCTGGCGAAGGAAGACGTACTTCATAACATTTTGATAAAAAAGTTGGTATAATAGTAACTAATATGGAAATTTCTAAAGCTCATTGGGAATCAGAAGGAAACAGCTTAAGGCTATCAATGCCTATAGCTAAGGTTGACATTGAAAGAAGAATCGTGTCAGGATTCGCTACTTTGGATAACATCGACAGGCAGAATGACGTTGTTCCTTCAGAAGCAAGCATAAAAGCTTTTGAGGGCTTCCGTGGAAACATTCGAGAAATGCATGATGACAAAAAGGCAGTAGGAAAGCTAGTATCTTTTAAAGAAGACTCATTCTACGATCAGACAACTGGAGAATTGTATAAGGGAATTTATGTTTCTGCATATGTAAGTAAGGGTGCTCAAGATACTTGGGAAAAGGTTCTTGATAAAACACTCACAGGATTTTCAATCGGTGGCAATGTAAAAGATTACGAAGATGTATACAACAAGGAAATGGATAAGTCAATTAGAATTATTAAAGAATACGACTTGTTTGAACTTTCCCTTGTTGATAATCCTGCTAATCAATATGCAAATGTCATTAGTGTTGAAAAGGGACATGCAGGAGGATATCTTGCAAAAGCCCTCATTGAAAGCGTATTCTGGTGTAAAGAGGACGATACAGTTCAACTATCTTCTGATAGTTCATCAGACTGTCCTAGATGCGATAAGAATATGGAGAACATTGGTTTTGTTGAAACTAATGACGCACAAAAGTCAGAAGTAGTAAAGTCTATTCTTTCTACTATCAAAAATGATGCAAAGGAGGTAAGCAAAATGGAAAATGAAGTAATCAAAAATTCTGACGAAGCAACAGAAGTTGCAGAAGTTCTTACTGAAGAAACAGTAGAAGCCGCTGTAGAAGAAGTTGTGGAGAAGTCAGTTAAAGAAGATGCTGCAGAAGAGTTGAAGTCAGAAGAAGTTGAGAAGGCAGAAGATACCGAAACAACTGAAAAGATGGAAGACGAAGAAGCAGATGACGAAGAAGAGGAAGATGATTCCGAAGAAATGAAGGGCGACATGAAGAAGTCTGATGATGAGGATCTAGCTAAAGCGTATGCTGAAAGCATTGAGGCAACAAAATCAGTCGCCAATCAAATGAATTCTACAATGAACATGCTTGCTGACACCATTAAGGCTCTTAACGAGAAAGTAGAAGAACTCAACAAGACCGTATCGGGTGTTAAACAAGATGTTGATTCTGTAAAGAATGAGTTTGGAAAGCGTGTGGATGCAGTAGAAAAAGACACCGCTTTTCGCAAGTCTGGCGACCTTGGAGAGGTCGTGCAGGAGTCCTTTCTATTTGAAAAGACTCAGAACAAATCACTATGGGGTGGACGTTTCCTCACAAAGTCCGACCTATTCGCATAAAAATACAAAAAGAAAAATGGAGGTGAAATACAATGTCAGAAAAAATTTTAAAGAATCAACCAAGCAGTGAAACTGATGGATGGAGCCCAGAACCAGCAGCAGCACCAGGTCTTTACCAAGGTGAAGGCGCAGTTGCCGCAGGTGGAATCGGTTCCGTTGTAGATCCAGCTGCTGGTGTATTGGGTAACGTCCCAAACGCTAACTATGGAGATACGACAGGACCAAACGCTGTTAATCCAACAGGAGTACTTTCAGGTCTTTTGAATCCAGAACAGGCTCGTCGTTTTATCGACTATGTTTGGGATGGAACAGTCCTGGCTAAGGATGGTCGCAGAGTAACCATGCGAGCAAACACAATGGAGATCGAAAAAGTCAACGTTGGCGAGCGTGTTATTCGTGCAGCAGCACAGGCACTTGGTAGTTATGAAAACGCAGGTGCAACCTTCTCGAAGGTAGAACTTACCACAAAGAAGATTCGTCTTGACTGGGAAGTTTCAACGGAGGCACTTGAAGATAATATCGAAGGTGGCGCTCTGGAGGATCATCTCGTTCGTTTGATGACGAATGCTTTTGCTAATGATATCGAAGACCTAGCAATTAATGGTGACGGCGGAGCTGACCCATTCCTCGGAATTATGGATGGTTTTGTCAATCAGGTTAAGACAAGTGGAGACGCTCATGAAGCAGTCGTCACAGTGTCTAACAATGCATGGACCCCAGAAGTAATGCAGCAAATCATTTACGCATTGCCTCGTAAGTACCGTGCAGTCAAGAGCAACTTGCGTTTCTACGCAGGAACAGATGCTTTTGCTGGTATCGTTGCTAACAACGGAACCCTTGCTGATGCAATCGCAGCAGCATTCGATCCAAGAGTTGCAGGTACAGAGCGTAACCGTCAAGCATACCTTGATGGTGCAGGACAAACATTCGGTAATGCTAACATTACGCGAGTGCTTGGTGTAGATGTTCTTGAAGTTCCTTACTACCCAGCAGACTATGTTGACCTAACATTCCCTGCTAACCGTGTATGGGGATTCCAACGCGACATCACAGTCAACCGTGAATACCAAGCAAAGAAGGACACAATCGAATACACCGTATTCGTTCGTCTCGGAATTGCATGGGAAGAACTTGATGCAGTAGCTTATGCTGATGCAGCAGTAGACCCTTCCTAATCACAACTAAATAAGTTTGTGGGGGACTGGCATTAGCTGGTCCCCTTCAAGCATATTCTGATATAATTAACTAAAGGAAGGTACATAAATGTCAAACTTTGAAAAAATGACTGTTGCTCAGCTTAAAGAATATGCTGAAGAGAATTATATCGATATTTCTCAAGCAAAAACAAAAAGTTCTATCTTGTCAGTATTGTTAAATACAAATGCAAAGATTTCTGTTGTTGAACAGGCAGAAGACAATCAAGTTATTGGATCTGAAAAGACTGTAGTGAGAAAAAGAATCCCTATGTCTAATTCAAGACAAAACGAAAATAATGTAGTTATTGTGGGATCAGCAAATACTTTTAGTAATAAAAAAGATGTTTCATCAGAAAAAAAAGATTCTAGTGAGAAGATTGCCCTTTATTCTGAAAAGAATATGAATTGGGTTTCGGTAGGAACGGTTAGCAAAGGATATAACATTGTTACGAAGGAGGCAGCCGAAATGTGGCTTACTCGTAAGGGTGTTCGTAAAACAACCCCTCAAGAGGTAGCAACTCATTACGGCCTATAAAAAATGAACATACTCAGACAGACACCCTTTCCATTATCGGTGTCCTATGATGGCCTTACGCCAAGCACAGACTATGCCCTGGAGATCTATGACGATCATACAGAATTAGAACTATCAATTACACTCACATCAGACTCAAATGGTGTTGTTTCGTATGAGCTTCCGACAACATTTGAAAAATATGATGAAACCTACTCTCTTTATATTTATAGCCTTGATGTAGAAGATGAACCAGATGAAACCGTTGTTATGGATAATCTGTATATTTACAGACCGTATATTAATCCATTGCTATTGGGTGATCCTGGATGTGACAGTGAAGAGTATCTTAATCTAGAAAGAACTGCAAGACAAATTATAGACACTATGGTGGGAGGATTTTACTATACTCGCGGGGAAATAGAAACCACAGGTCTTGGAGCAGACTATCTACCTCTATCTAAGAGAACAAACAAGATAAATGCTGTCTATGAAAACAATGTAAAAGTTTATGATAGAGTTACTCCAATTACAGGACAGTATTCCTATATGTTAAGTCCAGATAAAACTGCAATGACCATAGGCGTTGACGGTAGTTATAATAGGCAACAGTCTAAGACTGTAAGCATCCCAGTTGGGGCATCTGATTCTTTTATGCTTTATGGAGATGACTACGATCAAATTTTAGCTTTAACAGAAATAAAAGGACCTTCTATATTTCCAAGAGATTGGGATTATACAGTTTATGGAGATTTTGGATGGCCCGTAGTTCCACAAGATATTAAAGATGCAGCAAGAATGCTCATGGATGATATGAAATGTGGAAGGCTTTCTTATATCCAAAAATATGTTACAGAATATCAAACAGATCAATTTAGGGTAAAGTATAGTGACCTTTCTTTAAGAGGAACTGGAAATCTTTTAGTAGATAGAATTTTGCAAAATTACTCAATACCCATATACCGCCTTGGAGTACTATAATGGACTCCTGCTATGATCACTTGATGTCTATGAGTATGGATATTTATTATTCTACTGAGTCTCAAGATGATCTTGGAATAGAACAAAAAACTTGGAGCCTTGATCAAACCCTTTTGGGGTATGCAGAAATTTTAGGGGCGGTAGAAAGAGATGGAATAAAAGGTGGTAAGTTTTTTGAGTATGAAGATAAGTTAATTGGAAGAACCAAAAAAGATCCTAGAGTATCTTTAGAAGGTTTATATTATCCTATAACTAATATAATCATTACTGATATAAAAGATAAAAGAACAAATACAAGTTTATACGTTGAAGAAGAAGGAAAGTCTGTAATATATGAAATACTCTCTGTCGAGCCTTATGTTAATCCTTGGAATGAAATAGAGTACTATAAGATTTTCTTTAACAGGTCAGATAGACAGGATTTGAAAAAATGATAACTGTCAAGCTAGAGTCAAATGACTTTAAAAAAGTTTTTAAGAATACCGTTCAATACACAGAAGGATTTATTCAAGGAATAAATTTAAATAGGTTGGAATTTAACAGGGTTCTTGGAGGATATACTGCTGAAGCTTTGGGCATGTATATAGATTCTAAAGCAAGATCTAATCCAGAAATGCTTCATCATGTGTATGAATGGAAAAAAACGGGGGATCGGTCATCAAGGTTATTTAAGATAAATGTTAATGCAACAAACACATCTATTCTTCTTAACGGAAAATTTGTTTTGTCCAATCAGCCAGCTTCAGAATCGGGACAAGTATTTTCTAATAAAGCAGAGATTATGGAAAACGCCATTAGCGTAACCATCTCTCCAAAGAACTCTCCAGTTCTTGTTTTTCAAGATGGAGACGAAACGGTTTTTACAACAAAATCTATCTATGTGGCTCATCCAGGAGGAGATCAAGTTGCTGGAAGTTTTGGAGGAGCAATAGAAGAGTTTTTTAATTCTTATTTTGTTTTTTCAATACTTGAGCCACTTATGAAAAAATTAAGGAATCCAAAAGAATTTTCAGCTATGTTTTCTCAAGGAGCAAAGTCTGGAAAGTCTGTTGGAGTTATAGCTGGAAGAAAGTACTTTAGTTATAATAGGGAGGCGATTGTATGAGTCTTGAAGATTTGGTGGTAGCTCCAGCAATTGTTAATAAGTATCTTTGGGATACTATGAAAGCTATTCAGCCATCCTTGTCTGAAAGCAAGAACTATGGACAAACAATACCAATTTTCCCATTGGGAGATGCATCTTCAGGAAAGAAAAGCTGGGAAAACAAAAGTTATATTATTTATGACAGGATGTTTACCAAAATGAAGGATTCTTTTTATCCTATAAAATGTGAAGAAATCAGGTATAACCTAAAAGCAAAAGAAAGAGATACTTTTATCTGGGGATCTGCAATTCAGACTATCCTGGACAGATCAGATGATGCAGGAAAAGATATAAACAAGTGGATAAGAGACCATGGCGGCAAGGATATACATCCCATATTCTTTCACAAGCTTAGAGTTTATCAAGTTGCATCATCTTTGGCAACAGAAACAGAAAATTTAAGAGATTTTAGCATAAGACCTTATTATGTTTCTGAGTTTATAATTGATATGGAATATCACTATACTAACTCCCTGGAAGATTATCTGTAAAAAAATGCTGTATAATCTATATTGAGGAAACACCACCCATATATAAAAAAATAATATATGGAAAGAGAGGTAAAAAATTATGGCATATACACGCGGAGATTCAAAAAACATTATTGTTGGTGCCGCAGCCATGTTCGTTTCAACGGCAGGAGAATTCGATCCAGATACAGTAGTCTTCCCAGACTTTGTTGAGGACGATTCTTATCTAGATACCCTTACCGATTCAGCTGAGGGTCAGGCTCTTGTTCGTAACATTGGTTACACCACAAACGGTCTTGAACTACAATTCCAACCAGATTTTGGTGAGGTTCAGGTAGATCAACTTCTTGACGTTGCAAAGCTTTACAAGCAAGGTATGCAGGTGAATCTTGCAACAGCATTTGCTGAAGCAACACTCGAAAACCTTCTTGTTGCAATTGCAGCACCAAGTACAGACTACAATGGCAGCGTCACATTGGATACACCAATGGACACAGGAACAATTTCTCAGGCTTCAAGCCTTGAGCTAACTTCTGGTGCTATTGGAGAATGTCCAGTAGAAAGAGGTCTTGTTGCAGTTGGTCCAGGAACTGGCGATTGCGATCCAGATGCTTACATTGAGCGCATTTATGTTGCTTACCGTGCTTTGTCAATTGACAACGTAACGGTATCAGCCAAGCGTGACGAGGCTTCGATGTTCGAAGTTTCATTCCGTTTGCTTCCTGCAAACAATGGATCATATGGAAAAATTGTTGATAGAACTATCAATAGCACAACCTGATAAAAAAATAATTGAATAGGCTATGGCCCCCCAGTGCATTGCACGGGGGGTCTAGTCATGATATAATATTCTCACAAACTAACCGAAGGGAACGTGCAAAATGGCAACAACAGTTTATGACTCATCAGAAATCGAAATGATGGATGGAACTAAAGTAAAGATGCGTCCACTAAAGATTTCACTTCTAAGAGAATTTATGAAAAAGTTTGAGGGAATTACAGATGTTGCAGAAAGCAACGATCAGTCTATGGATCTCTTGATGGATTGCGTACAGATTGCTATGAAGCAATATAATGAAAAGTATGCTGAAAATCGTGAAGAACTAGAAGATAATATTGACCTTCCCAGTGTGTATAAGGTAATCGAAGCAGCAGCAGGAATTAAACTGGATGCAGAGGGAAACGTTCTGACGACGGCGACTCTTGGAAAGAGTTAGACCTCGCAAAACTAGAATCTGAAGTATTCCTTTTGGGTATTTGGAAAGATTATGAAGAATTAGAAAGTAATCTTTCCATGCCAGAACTCACTGCAATATTAACAGCAAAAAGAGATGACGACTATCAAGAAAAGAAGTTTTTTGCAGCAATACAAGGAGTAGATCTTGATGGTGAAAATGGAAAAGATCGTGGTCAAAAAGAATGGGAAGATATGAAATCAAGAGTTTTTAGCGGGGGGAATTCTAAAGATTCTAGTGACATAACTTCTTTGCAAGGACATAATGCATCAAAAGCTGGTTTTGGAATTGGAAAAGGGTTAGAATACTCTGCAGGAAAAGGAAAAGACAACAATCCGAAAAACCCATTTTCATAAGAAAACTATATGAAAAAAGATGTGCCTAATGGTATAATTTAATAAGGTGAATATTTAAAAATGGCGACTTCAGCAAATGCTAATATTAATGTAATTGTTAATACGTCGCAGGCGCTTGCTCAATTAAAATCATTGCAAGCTCAAGTGGCTGCAACAAACCAAGGTATGGCAGCATCAAGTGCCGGAGCCTTAGCACAACAATCAGCATTGAATAAAGCACTTATGAATAGTGCTAATGCAAGTAGGATGTGGAATGCTCAAATAATTCCAATGACTACTGCGACAGATAGATTCTCTGAGTCAATAGACAAAGGAAGGCTATCTCTTGGTCAATATTCCAGATACGCTGCATCTCAGCTTCCAGGAATGAGTAGAGTATTTAAACGAGAATTCGATATGATGTCTCGCGTTGCCGAACAAAATGTTCGAAGAATGCAAACTCAGTATGTTGCTCTAGGAAAAACAGCCACGGGTGCTTCTCAAGCTATGGCCCTTACTCCAAATCACTTAAACAATATGGCCTCAGCTTCTGCAATGGCAACACAAAGACAAGTATTAATGAATAGAATGATTGATTTAGGATCAACAAAGCTTCTTAACTGGGGTAAAAATACTCAGTGGGCTGGTCGTCAGCTTATGGTGGGATTCACTCTACCCTTAGCAATGCTGGGTACTGTTGCAGCAAAAACATTTAAAGAGATAGATCAATCATCAATTTCTTTTAAAAGAGTTTATGGAAATCTGTCAACTACAACTGCTGAAATGGAAAGAAATCTTGAGGCAGTAAAAGATCTTGGTATGGAATATACAAAGTATGGTAAAAGTCTTTCTAGCACGATAGAGCTTGCAGCAAAGGTAGCTGCTACTGGAGCACAGGGAGAAAGCCTAAGTGCGGCTACGGAACAAACTATAAGATTGGCAACCCTTGGGTTGATGGAATATGATGAAGCACTTGGCGCAACCATTGCTCTACAAACCGCATTTGGTGTTTCCAATGAAGATTTAACATCTACAATTGATTTTCTTAACGTCACAGAAAACGAAACAATCCTTACTATGCAAGATATGGCTGCCGCTATTCCTAGAGTGGCCCCTGTTGTCAAGGGACTTGGTGGAGATATAAAAGATCTTGCTGTAATGATGACTGCTATGAGAGAGGGAGGCGTTACTGCAGAACAAGGAGCAAACGCCATTAAGTCAGGTCTTGGAAGATTAATTAATCCAACTAAGGCAGCTAGAGAAGAAATGGGTAAGTATGGAATAAGCATTGATGCTATTACTCAAAAAAATAAGGGAGACCTTATGGCTACCCTTGATGATTTTGGAACTGCTCTTGCCACACTTGGAGACTTTGAACAACAACAAGTTTTGCAAAAGGTTTTTGGAACTTATCAGTATGCAAGGTTGGGGGCATTATTCAAGAACCTAGTTAGAGATGGTAGTCAGGCAAAAAGAACTCTTGAACTAACCAGCATGTCTGTAGAAGATTTGGCCTCTGTTTCAGAAAAAGAACTTTCTAAGATTGAAGAAGCTACCAGCACCAAATTTGCAGCAGCAATGGAAAGACTAAAGGTATCCATTGCTCCAATTGGCGAAACATTTATGAAGGCAATAATGCCAGTAATTGATTTTGTTGCAAAAATAGCAAATGCTTTTAATGACTTACCAGATGGAATTAAAAAAGCTATAACCATAGGTATTGCGGTCGTTGCAGGAATAGGTCCTATTATCCTTATGACAATAGGTTTGCTTGCAAATGGTATTGCAAATATAGTGAAATTAACTCAAACTACAAGAAAGTTTTTTGCTCGACTAAAAGGAGACTCTAGTGCATTCCAGCACTTGACAGCAGAAGAGCATGAAGCAAGAGGGGCAGCAGATGCACTAAGCAGGTCAACTGATAATCTTACAGGAAAATTCCTGGGTCAAAGAAAAGCATTAGATAGCCTTGTTGGAATGCTTGGTAATTATTCAAAAGCTTTAAGTGCAACAGTTATGTCAGCCCCCATGATGATGGGTGCAGCTAGTCCTAGGGGTAAAGCTGGTAGATCTATAGTAACTGGTCCACAGACTAGGGGAGTCGTTGCTCGCGGATACAGCAAGGGAGTTACAAAAGTTCCTGGAATGGGTAATGAAGACACCATACCAGCACTTCTTACTCCAGGAGAGTCTGTTGTAACAAAAGAAGCAACACAAAAATATTCCTCAATTATTGCTGCAATGAATGCAGGAACTTTACCAGGGTTTAATAGTGGCATTACTGGATATACAAACCAAGTAGTTCCTATGACCGCCTCCGCCAATCTTTCAAAATTAGCAACCTCGGCCCCATCCGCAGAACAATTGGGATCTGGATTAGCTGCGGGATTTGCAAGAGGGTTTGCTAAAAAAACAGCTCAAGAAGTTGCTGTTGCAGAGGCCGCATACAAAAGACTGACCCCAGTAATGAATCAATTTTATAATAATTTTCAAGCAGAAGTTGACCAAACAATTAAGGCAACTGGAAAAGCAACCTTAAACGAACAACAATTAGAGCAGGCCAGATTAAGAGCAGCAAAAACAACTGCAGCTGCAATAAAGGCACAAGAGACTGCTACAGGACGAAGAGTCTTGAGTGGGCCACTAAGAACTTCCGCAATGCAGTTTATGGGGGCACCTGGATACACTGCACCAATAACAACACTAAATAGAACGGGGGCTGGTCACGCAGACCCACTAGGAAGAGCCTCCCTAATGGGAGTAAGGTCCTTACGTTCTATGGAAAATCCAACTACAAGAGACAGGCTTGGGATTGGATATAAAGGATTTGGGAGAGGTCTCTCAGAGTGGGCTGGTCAAAAAGCAGGCATTTCTGGTCCAATGCACTTTGGTCACCTATCTTCTCCAAAAGCAATTCCCCTTAGTGCAGCAGATCAAATGGCTTCAAGACCAGGTGCATCTACAACTGCTCCGAAAGTTATTGCTGCAGTGAGATCTGGAGCAGCAGCAACTGCATCTGCTCTAAGAGCTGGAGGGGATTCGGCACTTGGTATATCTAGTCCTTCTAAGGTTGCTGAAAATACAATGAAGCAGTATGTAGACGGTATTGAAACTGGTACTAAGAAAAATACTACCAGGGCATCAGCAGCAGGAAAGGTAGTTGGAAACTCTTTTGCAGCATCAGTAAAGGCAGCAATTCTTTCTGGTGGAGCCCTTCCACCGTTACCCCCAATTGGTGGAGGAAAGACAATGCCTGCAGAAGAACCAAGGCCACAGTCTGCTGCAGCAAAACAAGCAAAAATGATAAAAGATCAAATTATTGGCGCAAGGGCAGAAATAAAAACAAGCGGCAACACTCTCAAACAAGACACTAGAGGAATATTTAAAGAAATGGGAAACATCTTTAGAATATTGCCTCAGCTTGGAAAAGAACTTTTAAGAAATCTTAAAGAGCCTATGCAAATTCTTGGAGGAATTCTTAGGCAAATTTCTGGACCATACGTAAAGCCAATCGTAGATGCATTTAAGTTTCTAAGAGATACGGTAGTTGGAAATGTTAAATTGGCTGCAGCACTTTTTGTAAACGATATAAAAAAGATACCAGTAATCTTAAAGGGTGCCGTAAGTGCTTTTACTACAAAAGTAAAAAGTGCTTTTGAGATGGCGGCACTTAGAACTTCTGTTGCTATGGACTCAATTAAATCATTACCAGCAAAAGTAAAGAGTGCTTATGAAAATGCCGCAATAAGAACAATAATTGCCCTTGATTCAATTAAAAAACTTCCAGAAACAATGAAAAATAAAGCAGCAGATTTACAAAGAAGGTTTAATGATTTTAAAACTAATCTTCCACAGAATCTAATGAGAGCAAAAAACCAAGCATTTTATCGTGGTCAAGATGCAATAAATAGAGGAAAAGAGTCTTTAAGAGGAATATCAGAAAAGTTTGCAAAGATGAGAGAAAGATTTTCTGCAAGCAATGCCCAAGCAGCATCCTCACTAAGAGAAGGATCTATGAGAGGGGCTGCAAGGTCTTATGTTCCAGACGCGGCAGCAGCACAAGTAAAAACAATCTCAGAGCAAATAACTAAAGCCGCAACAAATGTAAAGGCTCAACTTACTCAAGCAGCTAAGAGTGTTACAGATAGCGCAAGGCTTGCAAAAATTCTTCTTAAGGATGGAGACTTGCGTGGAGCGATGAGGGCAATGACCCCAGACAAGGTTGCTCAAGCATTTACTGCAGCGACCAAACCAATAATTAATGCTTCAAAGGTAGCATACGGAAAACTTGTTGATGGAGCAAAGTTTATTGATAGTAAGGTTAAGGGAGCAGCAGAGGTAGTTAGCAAGAAGCTTTCTTCTGCTGGACAAAAGTTGTCTGCAGCAGGAGCAAAACTTGCAAACTCTATTCAAGTTGCAGGTCAGGCTCTTGCAATGAAAGATCCAAGGACAGCCCTAAGAGCCTTAACTCCAGACAAGGTTGCATCTGCTTTGGGATCAGCAAAAGTACGTGCTGGAGAAATGTATGGAGCAGCAAGAGATAAGGCAGTCTCAGCAGCCTTGTCTGCAAAAGCAACTGGAATAACTGCCTACAATGCGTTACTTGCAAGAGATGTCAAGACATTTATTAAAGCACTTACCCCAGACAAAGTGTGGGCAGCAAGCTCAAAACTTGTTGCATCAATATCTAATGCTGGAAAACAAGTTGCTGCAGCAGGAAAGTTTGCATACGATACAATAATTTTTAATGCCAAGGCAGCAATAGCATTAGGGCCAGGAATTATTAAGGATGGCTTTAACTATGTTAGATCTTCTTTGATAACTGGTGCTAATTTTATTAAAGACACAATAGCTGTTAACGTTAGGGCAGCTCTTGTTGTTGGGGCTAGTGAAATTAAAAAAGCTTTCGTAACTGCAAAAACATTCATTGCTAATGGTGGAAAGTTTATTTTTGATACCGTAAAGGTAAACATTGGTGCCGCGTTGTTATTGGCAAAAAATGAAATAACAAGAATTGGGGGAATCTTAAAAACTGAAGGACCAAAACTTAAAGCTAGCTTGACAGATGCTGCAAAGGGTATGGTTGGGGCAGTCAAGGGCGCTGGAGTAATTCTTGCAGATAGCATTAAGTCTGTCGGAAGCCTCGTTAGGGCTGCTGGCGCTTCACTTGTACAAGGAGGCAAAGGATTCTTGAAGGGAGGCTTTAACGAAAATACTGGAACGAATAGAGGACAAAGGCTAGCTGGATCAGGAAACACCGCCATGATGGGCCTCATGGGGCTATCTATGGCAGCATCTTTTGCTGGAGGCAGTGTTGGAGAAATGGCACAAAAAATCATGCCAGTAACTATGGGACTGATGGGTCTACAAATGATTCTTCCTATGTTGACAAATCCAATGGGGCTAGCCATTATTGCTACCACAGCTTTAGTCGGTGGATTTATTTATTTAAGAAAGCAATTAGACGATACAGCAAAAGAAGCAGCAAACCTTGGTGCAAACATTGGCGGCGTTGCTAATGGCATGAAGATTATCGAAGAAGCAACTGGATTTAAAGCCCCTGACGCTAAAGATAGATTGTTTAGATTTAGCGATGAAGATAGAGAAGCTATGGGTCAATTTGGTTCATATTTTGAATCTGAAGGTGGGAGTAAATTTATTGAAGATTTGCGTAATGCAACATCAGAAGAAAGATATCAAAAAGTTTCAACTCTTCTTACACAAGCCGTAGCAAGTGGATTAGAAGAAGATAAGGCAAAAGCATTTGGGATGGCTATTGCAGAAGCAACAGGAGATGCTCTTCTTAATTCTAGCATTGCAAGAGATTTTGCAAATCAAGTATTTGGCCAAGGATCTAAAACGCTTATTGATTTAGAGGAAACCAGAATGAAAAGTGCCCCAGAAGTTGACCTGTCCAAGATTAATCTTGAGGGAGGCAGATTCGGCGCAACAAACAGGAAAATTGAAAAAGAAACGAAAGAAAGTGGCGGAGGGATCTCTGGATATTTTAGCAACATTCTTAGAACTATTAACGTTTTTAATACTGCTATAGATGTTGTTGGTGGTCAAGCCGAGTCAATAGAAAAGGTTGCAGTTGCTGCAGAAGGACTTGGATTTGCTCTGCAAACAATTCAGAATCTTACAACGGCTGAAGCAGTCCTTGAGGAAGAAAGATCAAACGGAATCATCAAGTATGAAGAATATGCTAAAAGACTATCAGAGCTAAATGGATTACAGGAGGATGCAGCTAACTACATAGGAGAGATATATTCTTTAGGAGCAGATTCAGGAGCAATGAGTCAAGCTCTTGGAAATCAACTATCTTTTGCTGGATTCTCAGAAGATACTATATCCAGAGTATCAGAAGCTTTTAATCCAGATGCTTTAGCAAAGCAGTTTTTTGGAGAAGATAAAACTTTTGAAGGTTTGGGAGAAAATGAACGGAACTATGTAGAACAGGTTCTTACAAAAACCTTATCTGGACTTACTCCAGAAAATGTTTCTCAAAGATTACAAGACATTGAAGCATCTTATACAGATATGGCAGAAAAGGCCGTTCAAGCTATGACTGACGGAACTATGGATGCACTTGGAGGATTAGATTTTTTCTTTAATAAAGAAAATATTTCAGATTACATATCAAGCAGAATGGGTGGTGGCATCGCTGGAGTTGGAGGTCTTGGTGGAACGTCTCCAGAAAAACTAGCATCAAATCTTTTAAAGCAAGATACGGAACTTAAAAAAATGGGAACAGATAGCCTACAAGTCTTTACAAGGCTTGGAGAGTTTATAGATGTTGACTTTGGTAAAAAAATTCTGTCAAGTAAAGAAGATATCCTTAAGTTTGGAGATATTGTAGCAAAACTTGGAAAATATAAAGACATAAACTTAGAAATAGTAATGAAAAATAAAAACCTAACACCAGAACTTATTATCAGTTCTATTGAAAAAATAAATAAGATAAAATTAGACCCAGATATTTTTGGAAGAGTCCCACTTGATGGTGAAAAACTTGTTACAACTTTAGTTAAGGCTGGGGTAGAGATAGATGACCTTCCAGAAAAGATAAGTAAGGGAGCAAAAAAATTAGAAGAATTTGGTAAAGAAGCGGTAGACTCTTTAGGAGATCTAAAGCCAAAGATAGTTCCAAAGATTATTGCAAGCGTTTTTGGAAAAAGTGCAAGTACATCAGAAGGAATAGCAAACGCATTAAATTCAGCATTTCCAGACGGACTAAAGCCAATTGATATAATGGTTTTGCTAAGTTTAAAGGGAGACGACCTTGCCATAGCACTTCTTAGCAATCCACTCGCAATGAAAGCAGCAAAAGCAGGGGAAAAAACATTTACTCAATCGGTTGTTGTTGATGGAGAAGTAATTAATCGAACCCAAGTGGTTCCTCAGTCTCTTCTTTCCGTTGCTCCATTTTTAAGTGGTGGAACGGCAGCAACGGAAGATACCACAGATGATACTGAGGATACTGGTGGAGGAGGTGCAGCAGAAAAACAAAAGAGTGCTCTTCAAGAAATGATATCAGCACTTAACGCTTCTCTCAAACTATATGGAACAGCCAAAACTTTAACCAAAAAAATACTAAAGTCTAAAAAAGATTTTAACAACTTTCTTAAAGAACTAAGTTTTGATGGTGGTGTGTCAGATCAACTTAGAGAAATGAATTTATCTGAAAGCTTGATTGCAGATCTTCTTAGTTTAGGAGGAAAAAATGCCAAAAGAATAATGAAAGCTTTGGGTGGTAGGTCAGGGTTGACTAGACTTGATAAAGCTTCTACTGTATCAAAAGCAGGTCAAAGAGTAGATGAAGCTACATCAAGACAAGAAAGAGAAGGGTATAAAGCAACAGCCCGAACTCGTTTAGAAAAAGACGGAAGCTTTACTAAAGAGGAAATAGACAAAATTCTTGAAAGTGAAGAAGATGTAGAGATAATTGCTAAATTCCCAATAAAGAAAAACAAAGATAAGTGGAATGAACTTAAATCAGCTTTGCAGTCAGATGCAAAAATAGAACTAACTGTTGAATTAAAACCAGATTTAGAAAAGTTTGATGAAGCCAAGCAAATAATTGAAGAAGCATACGATGAACTAGAACGTAAAAAAGTAAATGAATTAGCAGATAAATTTAAAGAAGCTAATGGAGCAACTGTTGAAGAAATGGAAAGACAAGTTGTTTTAAATCAAAGAATTATTACTCAAGAACAAGACAAGATAGATAAAAAACAAGAAGAAATTAGCGATTACCAAAGAACGAATGATTTAATTCAACAAGGGATGGATGATGTCAAAAGACAAGATGAGCTAAGAAATAGAGTTTCAGAGGGAATATCTAAAGATCTAGAATCAATGTCTAAGCAAGAAGATGAAATTCGTAAAGCGCATGACAAGAGAATTGAAGCCTTAGACAAGGTAGCAGCAATTAATGATTATATTGTTAATCAACAAAAACAACAACTTGGTCTTTCACAAGCTTTAAGTTCTGGAGATATCTATGCTGCTACAGCTGCCGCGCAAGAAATGAGAGCTACAAGCACACAATTTGCTGCAGAACAAGCAAGACAAGGTTTGCAAGAAGGAATGGAAAATCAAGTTGCTGGACTAAGAACTTCTGGGGGGTTGACAAGAGAACAAGCTGAGCAACAAATTGCAGACATTAAAGAACAGTCTTATCAAACAAGCTTGCTTCTTCGTATAGAAGAGGATAAGATTTATGCAAATAATCTTCTTGTAAGAGACCTGACAAATCAAATATACATAATAAATGAAGACATGATAGAGCCGCTTAACAATAAAAACCTAGCACTTCAAAGAACCTTGGATTATCATCGTGAAAATGAAGCATATGCTATTAGAGAGCTTGCTCTTGCAGGGGTTACAAGAGCAGAATGGGAAAGAAAAGCTGGCGAAATAGAAGCTTCAATAACACCAGCAAAGAATTTAGACATAGCACTTGCAGGGGTTGCAGGATCTTACTTAGCAGTTTATGAAGCAGCACTAAAAGCGTTATCTGTAACAGGAATGACTACTCCAAACATAGGGACTTTACCTGCAGAAGCTGCAGACGATTCAAGTTGGGAATTCATTGGAGGAAGACCTGTGTTTGCAAACTCTGGCGGGATGATAAAGAAATACAGTGGTGGAGGTTCTATACTAGGACAAGGATCAAGAGACTCTGTGTCGGCAATGCTTACTCCAGGAGAGTTTGTAATTAAAAAGTCTATGGTGGATAAGTATGGTATTCCTATGCTTAGCAAGATAAATCAAGGATCTTTCTTTATGCCAAAATTCAATACTTCAGCAGACCCCGAAACAAAAGTTAGTGGATCTGCACAAAGTGGTGCAAACATTGTCGCACCCATGTATAATAACTATAGCGTCAGTGTTAATGTAAGTGGTTCTAATGCTTCCGCCGATGAAATTGCAAACAAGACTATCATGAAAATTAAACAAATGCAGGGTACACAGATAAGGAGTGGTCGTGGCTACTAGCGCATACATGGCTGGAAGAAGATCCTACCTTGCTGGAGCAACAAGGCCACAAGCAATACTTTTGTCAGATAATCCTGGAACCCTTGAGTCGGGCAAGTATGTTCCTACAGGTAACGAAGGGGAGGACTTTATTATTCTTACAGATGGAAATCGTGCGGAAATATCTATGTCTGCCCAAAGAATAGAACAGCGTCAAAGAATGATTAATGGAAACATGAGATCCTACTGGACTGCTGATAAGTTAAACCTATCTACATCTTGGAACAGAATACCTTCTAGAGCATATTCTAAATATGTTACTTTTGATCCAGAGAACGGACAAATAGACGATAGCTCAGATCCCTACTCGATGTATACTGTTGATGGTGGAGCAGGCGGAGTAGACATCCTATCTTGGTATGAAGATCATCCAGGACCATTCTATGTATTCCTAGCATACGATAAGTTTAGGATAGATGGATCAGAAAACTATAATAGATTGAGTGGATATAATCAAGTTTTAAAGATGTATATTTCTTCTTTTGATTATAGTATTGAGAAAAGAAGTGGGGCTTGGTCGAGTGGTGGAACAGCAACAGGATTTGACTTCTGGAATATAAGTCTTTCTCTGGAAGAGGTTTAAATGTTTCAGTCGGAAGAATTAGAAAATCACTTAAAAACATCAGACACTATACAGGTTGAAGCAGCAGTTTATGCTGAATGGAATATGAATCAACCAGGAAACATTGCTCGATTGGGAAATTATAGGTATAGACCAACATACTCTGCATCTCAATACTTCCTTATTCCAATGACATATGATCCAGCAGATATTGGTAACTATTATACGGGAGCCACAGATTCAGATATTGCAATCGATAGTGGTTTTGATGATAACGATCAGCCTACCATCTTTATATCCCCAAAAGAAAAAATGAAACTTCTTTATTCATTAGAAGATTGCACAAAGCCACATAGACCTAGGTCTGGAATTAATAAACCACTATATCTTGGGGTTGATGAAGTAAATCAATTGCCAGTCAGGTATACAGTTACCAACAAAGTTAAAACTGGTGGTGTTGCAACACTAACAATTGGCTCTCATTTATTAACTATAGGAGATCAAATATTTGTTAGCATATCAGATGCAAACTTTAATGGAACACATTCAGTATCTAATGTTGGATTTGATCCAATTACCAACACAAACACTACCGTAAGCTATGTATCTACTGGAACAGTTGCTTCGGCTGTTGCATCAGGAACTGTAACTCAAATATCAAATGAACCATTTTTCAAACCTTCTCAATTTATTACAAATCCATCACCAATTGATAAAGTTACTGAAAAACAGGAAGAAAAAACAAATCAATACTATATTGTTAATAGGCCAAGATATTATATGTCACACAAAGATGACATATTTAAATATTGGACATCTTATAGATCAGAATATGGAATGCCAACACCAAGACCAGATACCGTTGTTTCACAGGTTTTAAGGCAGGTAGATCGAGGAATATCTTTTTCTCAAGATAATAGGTTTTATATTGAAGATGCTGCTCCATTTATTGTTTATAAAGATCAAGTACCAACAAATAAAATTGTTGTTAAAATGCAAACAAACGTGGGAGATGTTGATCTAGGAAACCTTAGATATAATAATAAATCTTTGCCCGACCCTCTTTATGGTGATGCAAATAAAACAACACCAACCATCTGGAGAATAGAAAAATTAAACCAAGATGATACATGGGAAAGTATAATTCAATTTGATGAAACATCTGTTCGTGTTGATGATAGTCCTATAATTGGGTTTGATGGGTGTGTAGAGGTATCCTATGGACTACAAATTCCACAAGAATATCAAGATATTTTTATATTTGCTGATACTATTACCAGCGAAACACTCCTTCCTGAATTCGCTCCAGTAGGATATGCTTATCTAGTAAAAGAAGAAGAGCATGAGCTTGGAACATTTCACATCTATGTTACAAACGATAAAGAAGATGCTGAAACATTTGTTCCAAATTATTCGTGGCAAGTATCAAATGAGACAATAAACTATAATAGCAAATTTGTGACACAAGCAGCAAATCCAGACTACTTTACAGATATCAATGGTTTAGATCAGTTTAGAGAATTTGAATGGGTTCTTGGATTAAGAGTTGTTGTTGAAACAATGAATAAAAATAACTGTACTTTTGATTTAATAGAATTATCTCCAAGGCTTGTAGTTGATCTTACAGAGTCCACATCTTCTTTTTCTGTAACAAAAACAATGTCTGACCTAGGAAATAGTTCTGTTCCTGTTGGAGGACTTTTTGCTTCAACGGGGGATATAGAAATTTTTGATACAGACTTTTCTTTTAACCAAAATAATATTTTTGATTTTGATACAAATCAAGGAAGTATCCTTGCAGATTATTTGAATATGCCAGTTAAGTTTTTATTTTATGATATTACCAGGAACGTAGATGGAATAGACTATTTTATTCCAGTCAAGACAATGTATAGTGAATCTTTCCCACAAGTAACTGGTGCTGGATCTACCGTGAGTGTGAGCTTGAGAGACATGTTCTTTTTCCTGGAATCTATGCCAGCCCCAGAACTACTGTTAACGGATGTTTCATTAAGTTGGGCAATAACTGTTCTGCTAGATTATTGTGGATTTTCTAATTATACATTTAGAAGAATTAAAGGATACACAGAAGCAATCATTCCATTTTTCTTTGTAGAGCCAGATCAAAATGTTGCCACCGTTCTAGAAAAGCTTGCAGTAGCAACACAATCTGCTATGTTTTTTGATGAGTATAATAATTTTATTGTAATGTCAAAAGAATATTTATTGCCAAAAGATAATAAGGAAAGAGGAACAGACTCTACACTTTATGGACAAGTGGAAGAAGACAATCTCCCAAACATAATTAACCTTTCCTCTATTGATAAAAAAATATATAATGACGGTCAAATAAACTATACTGTTAGATATATTCAAAGAAGCATAGGCTCAACTAAAACGGCACAAAAGCTCGACAACTATAAGCAATACATCTATAAGCCAGTGCTGCTTTGGGAGGTTCAAGGAAGAGAATCAACAAAAACAATAAACCAACTTGGTTCTCAAAACAGTGGGTATACCCTGGGAGCCGTTCCGCTAAACACAGACCTTACTGATGAGATACCATATGTTTTAAACAACACTATTTACAATAACATTATTGATGCAGGAGAGAATGTTTATTGGATTCCATCTTTTGCTGGATACTTCTATGCTAATGGAGAAGTCATAAAATTTGATGCAGTACAATATACAGTTTCTGGTCAATCTGGACCAATATGGATAACTGACAATCAACAATATCAAGATTATATGAGTAGCCTTACCTTTAATGGAAAAATGTATCCGACTGGAAATGTTAGGATATACACAAAGCCAGAATATGAAATTATTGATGACGTTGTGAATTTAAAAAACGGACAGATTAAAGAGCACGGTAGAGGACAATTTGGAACACCCATAAGCAATCATTCCGCTGGATTAATAAATGATGATTATTGGACAAACAACTCAACAGTTCGTGGATGTATCATGGACTCCTCAAAATATCTTTTTACTACAAGTTCATCTATAGTCTATCCAACTACAATGGGAAAGGGAGTTTCTGGAAAAATTCAAGATTCCCCCTATGTAGATTCTGATAAATTCTCTCAATCCTCCACAAGAAATGGAATTATCAAAAATTTTCTTGCTGAAAAGTATGCAACAGAAGAAGAGATAAATTATTATAAAACAACTGGTCCAGGAACAATACAGACATCCGCTCTTGTCTTTAATGGACCAGGATTTACAGATAAAAAAATAGAACCATCATCTTTTATCTCTTATGTTTATAAAGATTTTATTGATCAAAATGGAGAATCAATACCTTATAAGCATTTTGGAACAAGGCTTAGAATTGTAGGAAAGATAGAATCTGGAACAAATAAGTCTCAAACTCCTGTAGGAGGATATCCTATTTTTGAAGGATCTGACGAGTCTCCAACCCTAGGTCCGAATTCACCAGACCAAGAAATAAAAATTTATGGTGGGTCTGGAGGTTTAGGGTTTAACCTAAACAAAGAAACAAATAATGGGTACTTTTATGAAATAGTTGCATTGACGGCAGATAATATAGGAGGGTACGCTTCTGATAATAATTCTGGCTCTGTTGTGGCAAATATACTTAGCACTCCAAATCCATCCTGCACATCAAACACAGTTACTGTATATACAAAAGATCAGATATCTTTCAGGGTCGGTCAGCAAGTTCTTATCTCTGGCCTAACAGATACAGATAAACCACAAAACACAAGCACACCTTTAAATGGAGACTATGTTGTATCTGAAATTAACTCAGATAAAAAATCATTTAAGTATATAATACCAACTCCAACACAAACAACTTTTTCTATAATTTCTGCAAGCTCTACTGGAACGACAATTAGATATATTATCAATCCAGGAAATACAAGGGGAAGCTATGTGGACGTTGGGGATAAGATTAATATATCGGGAACAAGTAATGCACTCTTTAATATTAATAATGCAATAATAAAAACTTTTACCCGATTAAATTCTGGATGGTCGTTTACAATCGACTCAACTGTTGCATCAGGGGGGACTGCAACAGGGGGTACTGCAGACTATGTTTCTCTAACCACTACGTCATCAAGTGGAGGTATAGCAACTCAAGCTATTGCAGAAGATGTAAATATTGCAAATATGTATTTTTATAAAACTCTTTCTGATGATAAACTCAATAAATTTTCATCATATTCAATTAGCTCTAACGTGCTAACGCTATTTTTTGAAGGACAGTCTGACCCAGATGTTACAAAAAATAAATTCCTTGTCGGGGAGGATGTTTATATTGATGCTAGCAATACTATTCCAGATGGAAAATATAGAATCACCGATATTTCAAATTCAACTGTTAAAGTTTCATATACTTCTGCAAATATAGAAAAAACATCTCTAGACGGAACAATAAAATTGATAAATCCAAAAGCCATTCCTTATAAGCTTTGGAGCGGTCTTGCTCAGATAAATGTTGATAGCGGAGACTTTGTTGGTCAAAATAGATTAGCTGGAGAAGATTCTACATCTGTTTATGACCTTGCAGCAGAATCCATAAACATTGGATCTTCAAGAAGGTTCTTTCTTTATTTTAACGGAAAGCAGATAGCAACAGTGGATGACACTGATCCACTGCCAGAATATAACAATTTAGCTTTATTTGTAAGAGGTTCTTCTAGGTGTATGTTTGAGAACGTCTATGCCCTAGCAAACAATTATTCACAGAATACAAATTTTACGGTAGATACTGGAATTGCACAAATCTTTGGGGACGACCAAATAGATGCTAGCGAATCACTAAGGAAGTATGCAATAAGTGGTCTTATTCAAAAAACATACTTATCTGGAATTAGTAGCGCAGAGTCTCCACAATATAAAATATATTTTGAGGAGTTTGGAACTATTCTTAGAGAACTGGCATATTTTAATATTAAGTATGATAGGGCGTATCCAGCACTCTATGCAAAACTGATGAAAACTATGAACAGAGTAAAGGGTTACGCATCGTCTGGTTTTTATGCTGGATCATATGGAGCAGACTTTTTAATATTTAACTGTACGGATTTCAATTTAAACCTGGATGATACATCTGGTAACTATTTAAGAATCCAAGGAATTGCTTTTACTCAAGACACAACTTATACGCTAACAGTTGATGATTATTTTAAGAAAAAGTCAATATTATTGGATACAGAAATAGGTACTTCGTCCACCATAAATAATCCCTTTAGAACTCTTGAAGAATATAATAAAATAAAAAATAGCAGGATGAAGTATGGTGTTAATCAATTTTCACCAATAGATAGCCCCTATATTCAAAGTACAGATGTTGCAGAAAATGTTTTTGGTTGGATTATTGATAATGTTTCAGTACCTAAAAAAGCTGTGGGAATTAACACCTTTGGAACAACAAATCTGCAACTTGGAGATATTGTTACAATAAACTATAAAGATTTACAGGGCGATGGGATAAGCATAATCTCTCCAGATGATACTAGATTTGTCATATATAATATGGAATACAAAAAAGACTCATCTGGTCTTTCAACTACGCTATACTTGGTGGAGGTGTAATATGTTAGGTGATATAAATGGCTGAATGGACAGGCTTTTCCCCAGATTTTTTTAATACTGATTACAGTTCCTTGGCAGGTATCGACTGGAATGCCATTTCTCAAATGGATTTCAATAACATTGGTATAACCCCCGGTGCAATTCCTCCCGGAGATACCCCTGCTGGTTCTGGTGGCAACGGTTCTGGTGGCAACGGAACTCCCCCACCACCTCCTCCCCCTCCTGCTACTCCTTTAAACACATGGATATCTACTCCATCCTATAGAGCCCCTAGTGGAATAAAACAAGCTCAACCAGACATCGTTCTTGATCCAAATATAGATACTTCTGGAGATTATATCGTAGAGAGATTTTTTGAAGAATTAGGCGGTACAGAGTTGATAAACCTTTCAAGATATGATCTTATTGATGGTATTAGCGTTAACTATAACCCAATCGCTAATCTATCAAGACTAAGGAGAAGATTTAATCCAAATAATCTAATTGCTTTAGACATTCTTTCAGATGATGAATTTTCTAAATTTAGCATTGATTTGTTGTCAAGAGGAATATATGAGCCATTTTTTAATGATGACGGAAATTTAGTAGTTGAAGTTGATATAATTAGATCAGAAGAAAATATAGATGTAGAAATTTCTTTAAGCGGTACACTAACGAGGATTGAGCTATGATAACTGATAAAGGTAAAGAGATTATTTCAAAGTTTTTGCTGGGACAAACTCCAGCATATGCAACACACATTTCTATTGGCTGCGGTGCATTACCACTAGATTCAAATGACCTAACACCAAGTCCTGCAA